TATGAGAACTCTGAGTTTGACTCGGTGAGCGCCATGTTCGGTGGTGATGATGACAAGATTGAGGCAGCGCTGGATGCATGTCACTCTTTGGCTGAATTCGTTGCTCCTGACCAATTCAAGAGCTATGAGCAATTGAAGGCCGAATTCCTGAAGGTCATCAATGCGCAACCGACACAGAGTGCTGCTTCTCGTATGGAAGCCGAAAATGAGGAACCGGTCCCCCAAGCACGTCAGCGCAACGTAGAGCCAGTCAAGGTTGAGAAGTCAGCGCCTGCTGAGAAGGCAACTGCTCCAACCAAGGTGGAAAAGAAAGCGGCTGTGGTGGTTGATGATTCTGACTCTGATGACATTAGCTTCTTCAAAGCGCTTTTAGCTGACGCATAACTTACAGCAACACAAACAAAAGGCTCCGATTTGGAGCCTTTTTCTTTTCTACATCAGCCGCAATAGAACGGCAACGGTTCCTCAAACTCATCTCGGAGCCTCTGCTCCAATACCTGAATCTCCTGCATAGCCTCATCATAGATGGCCTCACCATTGATTGTAATGCCACCGATCAATTGCACACCATCAAACTTGGAAAGGTTGGCTCCCCATTGCCGCTTGAATAGAGCAATGGTATATTCCTTCAACCATGGGTCACTGAAAATCTTGGTATACACGGTTGGGTCAACCGCCTGAAATGCCTCAATGATTACCCAGTCACCCTCCAATACCGTGCTCCCCCAGCCAATATCAATGTTCAGTCGATCCAAGATTCGATTGTATCTAATGGCCGGAACTCCGTTCAGCAACTGATCCAACATTGTGGTATACTGACGCATGTTCACATAGTATGCCATGTCGCCACCACCAGCAGCGGTCAGATTCCATACTTCGGACATGCGAACCTGATATCCGATTGAGAATGGGTCTTGGAAGGAATTTGATGTTGAGTTGATTGGAAGAACCCGAGTGATGCCAGTAATCCCGGATGCAATTGGGATGAACTTGTTGGCAATATCCAACGCAGTCACCTGATGACGGATATAAACCTTTTCGGTTCCGTTGAAATGATAGTCATTGAATTTCTCCAATGCTTCCTCCCAGCGGTCATCCATCTGTTCGTCAGTTATGTCGATGTTAATGACTGGAGCGCCAAGTGCCCTCAGACAGTATTTTTTGAAATCTTCCAGATTGGTGATTGCCATTTGTATTGATCCTCTTTTCGTAGCTACTTAGCCAAAGTAAGTAGCGAATGGAAATTACAACCACATGGAAATACAATGGGGAAGATGTTAACCAACCGCCAGAAGGCATACTGGGGTTCATCTATCTGATCACTAACAAACAGACCGGACGTATGTATGTTGGTCGCAAGAAGTTTTATGTCACAAAGACGACATACAAGATGGTTACCCTGAAAAACGGAACCAAGAAACGAAAGAAAATCAAGACCGATGTGGAGTCTGACTGGCGAGAATATCATGGGTCAAACACCGAACTCCAAAAGCATGTAGAGGAACATGGATCAGAGAATTTTGACCGTCAGATACTCAGATACTGCACCACGCTGGGGGAAATGTCATATTGGGAGACCTATGAAATTTTCGTCAGACATGCGGTTGCCTTGCCTGAGTTTTACAACACATGGGTATCGGTCAGAGTCCGATCAGATCATCTTCCCAAGACGTTTAAAATCTGATACAATACGAAGAACCGTAAACCAAAAGGAAAGGTTCTTCCATCATATGAAAGTTTTCATCTACAAGGTTGGTGACCGTAAAGTTGCCGTTGCCGCCGAAAACACCACAGTAGCCAAGCATGGTCTGAGTCAACGATATCCGGGGGTATCAACGCTTTACTTGGATGTCGTGGATGAGATAATCCAAGTCAATGGAAACTTGACCATCGATCAGCAACTGACTGAAATTCAACAACCAACCGCCGATTAAATTATGTCTGAAATTTATACCCCAGTTTTAAAAACTCACCCAAGTTCAATCAGCGCAAATCTGATTCTTCATTCCAAGCATGCAATGACCGACGAGGATATGTTCACATTTGAACTCATCCTTCCTCGATTCATGCTTCCAGAGTTGAACACCCACCGAGCAACTGCAAAGAATCTCCAGTCCTCCCGCGCTGTTCCAATGAAGAAGTCAATCCAGTTGGTACGTGAAAATCCGTTCTTCCCCGTTCACTGGGGGAAAAACCAAGCCGGAATGACATCCAAAGAAGAATTCGCGGGCGATGACCTTGCTGCAGTCAAGATGCTCTACTTGGAGGCAATGAACAGCACACTGGACGTTGCTGATCGGTTAGCCGCATACGAGCCACATAAGCAGTGGGCATCTCGCATCTTGGAACCCTATGCGTTTACCAAGGCAGTTGTGTCTTCAACATGGACTGGCATGAACAACCTGCTCTGGCTCCGAGATGACAAGGATGCACAACCAGAGTTTCAGGTATTGGCTAAACTGATGATCTCTGCGATCAAGGAATCCAAACCAATTGATTTGAACCCCGGCGAGTGGCACCTACCATATGTCAAGACTGTTGTGAATACAACCGCGATTGACTATCAGGATGCCAATGGAAACTCTTTGTCCATTGAAGATGCCCTGAAAATCTCCGCATCCTGTTGTGCTCAGGCGTCCTATCGCAAGCTGGACGACAGTTACGACAAGGCAATTGACATTTTTGCCAAGTTGTTCTCTGGTTCCAAGCTGCATATGAGCCCAACAGAACATCAGGCGACGCCAATTGATATTGGGTATAATGACCCAACTTCGCCATTATTCTGGGATGAAGGTGTTACCCACGTCCGCGCCGATGGTAAGTTCTGTTCCGGTAACCTGACGCAGTGGATTCAGTATCGTCAGACAATCCCGAACAATGTCTGTGCAATGACCATGGAAGAATTCCTGAACCAATGACCCAACAGGCCTACCTGACATCTCCCGGAAGGGAGAGCATTCCGGTTACAATCACATCCCAGCCGGGGGAAACTCCGGTTCGGTTTATGGTTCCGAACCAATATCATCATGGTGAACTCAGCGGAACCTTGGCAATGGTTCCTGTTGCTTTCGGACATTCTATCTGGTTTGATTCCAGCATTACCTACAAACAAACATGAGTGAATTTAAAGTTTTAAGCGACGCAGATCATATTAGACTCAGGACTGGCATGTATGCGGGTTCCGTGGTTGAAGAAGATCATTCTGGCATCATCAATTACCAATATCAGACCAAACGGATTGTCCCAGCGCTGATTAAGTGCGTGGAGGAAATCATCCAGAACTCAATTGATGAGTGGATTCGGACTGAAGGTAAACATGCCAATCAGATTGTCGTATCTATCATCAGTGATATTGAGGGGACATCAATCACTGTATCTGATAATGGGCGAGGCATCCCAGTAAAGAAAATTGGAGATGTGTATCAGCCAGTATTGGCATGGACTTCTTTGAGAGCCGGGTCAAACTTTGATGACGACAAGGGGAGAGTTACTGCTGGTTCCCATGGCATGGGATCTGCCATTGTTGCTGTATTGTCAACCGCATTTGTTGGTGTCACGGATGATGGAATTAATCGATGCACAGTAACTGCCATTAACGGTCTTGCTTCGGTAGAACATTCAATCGTCAAATCTACAAAACAAGGCACTACGGTCACATTTATGCCCGACCTTCCGCACTTTGGTCTGACTGAATTTAGTCAGGATCATATTGACGTGATTGAGGATACTCTGAGAAACTTAGCTATTCTCTATACAGGAATCCAATTCCGATTTAACAAGGAATTGGTCAAGGCCAAGAGCATCAAAGAGATTGCCAAATTGTTTCATGAAGATGCTGTTGGTGTTGAGTCAGAAAATGTCAAGTTGGTGTTTGCTCCATCTGGAGACCAAGAAGAATTCCGTTGGTTGTCATATGTAAACGGAATCAATACTAAGAATGGTGGCACTCATGTTGATTATGCAATGGGAAAAGTTATCGACACTCTGCGAGTAGCAATCAAGAAAAAACATAAACTGGAAGTATTGCCAAACCAGATTCGTCAACATATTCTTTTTGCATCATGGGTTTCTGGACTGAAGAATCCAAAATTTGATGCTCAGACCAAAGGACGGATCACAAATCCGGTGGGGGAAGTGTCATCAATCTTTGATGGTATTGAATTTGAGAAGGTTGCCAAGAAAATTCTTGACACACCAGAGATCATCGATCCAATCATTGCCGCTCAACTCAGGAAGAAAGAGGCTTTGGAAGCCGCTGAACTGGCAAAGAAAAACAAGGAACTTGATAAGACCAATCTTCGTAAGATTCCAAATTTCACCGACGCATCGGAACAGACTCGTCGGATGGATTGTATGTTGATGCTGTGTGAGGGAATTTCGGCTAATTCTTCCGTACTTTCTGCCAGAACTCCTCTGATTGGTTCATATCCACTCAGAGGAAAGCCGCTGAATGTGATGGGAGCAACGACCAAAGAAATGTTGGCAAATGCCGAGTTCAGCGATCTGTTGAAAATCACAGGACTGAAGATTGGCACCAAGGTGACTCGACCAGAAGACCTCCGATTTGGTAAGTTGGTCTGGGTGACTGATGCTGATATGGATGGGTTTGCCATCAGTGGGTTGCTCTGTGCCATGATTCGCAAGTTCTGGCCTGAGTTGTTTGATATGGGAATGGTCTATCGGTTCCGAACCCCAATCATGAAGGTGATTGTTGGTAAGACTGAACTGTTCTTTGATTCAATGTCTGATTTTGATGTATGGGCAGCCAAGGAAAAACGCACATACAAGACCCGATATCTGAAAGGCTTGGGTTCATCCACTGCAGAAGACTTCCGCAAGTATTTTTCTGAAATTGAAGGCCGACTGGAGAAATTTGTTGTATCATCCAAGGATGACTTGGAAATGCTGGATATGATCTACACCAAAGAGTCTGGTGCTTCTGATCGTTGAACCTACAGTAAAGAAGAAATGTTTAAGAGTCCCATCAATTACACAGGGAGTAAGTTTGTTCTCTTGGACAGACTGCTTCCATTATTCCCCAAAGATGTTGACGTATTTGTTGACTTGTTTGCGGGTGGAGGCAGTGTCTATATGAACGTGTCTGGAATGTATCCAAAGGTCATTGCCAATGACAGCTTGGACATCCTAATCCAGATTCATCAACGACTGATGGATTCTGAATTCATCAGGAAGGCATCAATCATGTCAATTGCTACGATTGATAGCCAAGAGAACTATATTGCCTTGAGGGACAGCTACAACAGAAAGCCAACCCCCGAGAAACTGCTGGCTCTAATCTGGTCATGTAACAGCGGATTTATGCGATTCAACAAATCCGGTCAGTTTAATCAGACATGGGGCAAGCGAGGATTCAATAAAGCCAAGGCTGAAATCTTGAACATCTACCAAGCAAACTATCAACACGATCATGTTGAATTTTGTTCCGGATCATATCTTGATGTTCAGATTCCAGACAATTCCTTTGTTTATATTGACCCGCCATACAGCAACACCGAAGCCGGATATAACGCCACATGGACTATCCGAGACGATCAGACACTACTGACATATATAGAAAACTTGCTGCATACCAATGTCCGGTTTGGTTTATCTGGAGTATCTAATGGCAAACCAAACCTTCTGTTTGAGGCGCTTTCCAATAATCCTAAAGTAAAGACTCACTTCTTTGGTGATGTTTACGAGAAGGTTACCAAAGTCTCAAAAACCAACAACGAATACTATCTAACAAACTGCTGATGTCAAAAAATCGAAACCTATCCGACTTCCTGAGTCAAGAAGTCCGAGACTTCTCCATCTATGCATGTCAGCGCCAGATTCCATCTGGGATTGATGGTATGACTCCATCTCAGCGCAAGGTCATGTTTGGCATGCAGAAAGAACACCCAACATCTGAGGTGAAGGTATCCATTGCATCGGCCTCCCTGATGGCATTGTCTTGCTATCATCATGGCAGTCTTTCTGGCGTCATTGTGAATATGGCAAAGAACTATGCAGGAACCAACAATCTGCCATTGCTGGAAGGCATTGGTCAATTTGGTTCCAGAC